GCCCCGACCCACCGCCCCCATCCCCCGAGACCCCGAATGCCGCGCCAGCCGCATCCGCGACCTGCGCGTCCAGACCGCCGGCCCCGTCGACGCCTGGACCGTCGTGTGCATGGGCGAGTCGCGAGGCAGCCGCCACAACCCGTGCCTGTGCACCGGCCCCGCATGCCCCTGCCGGATGCCCGGCGCGGTGGAGGGCGTGCCGCACATCTGGCGGCGCGCCGACGTCCTCGGTGCGGTCGCGGGGGCCGCACCCCAGACCCGCTGACCCGACCCGAGAGGACCGACCGTGAGCGACACCATCGACCCGACCACTGCCCGCCAAGCGCTCGGCCTGCCGATGCCCGCCAACGACGCCGACGCTGCCACCATCCGCGACTACCTCATCGCGCTCCTCGCCAAGGTGTGGGAGGAAGGCGAGTGCTTCAACGGCAAGCGGCCGTTCGGCAACTCCGGATGGGAGGACGAGCTGTACCCGCCGCTGATCACCGCCGGGCTGGCGACCGGCCAACTGGACGAGGACGGCTACGTCGCGGACGTCGACGAGCCTGCCGCCCAGCAACTGATCGCCGCAGCCATCCGCGAACTGCGCTGACCGCCCCGGCCCGTGGCGTGAGTCCACCTCTCGTCACGGGCCACCTGCCGACCTATCCTCGCCCCCATGCAACCCGACCCCGAACTCGTCGAGCACTACCGACAGCAGCTCGCCACCAAGGGGCAGTCCTACGAGGTCGACGCGTACGCCATGGGCTTCCTCGTGGCGACCATCCGCCGGACTGTCGCCGACCACGACAGCCACTGCGCCGGCTGCTCGACATGCCAGCACCTTCGGCACCTGCTCGCCTTCATCTTCGCGTACGAACTGAACGAGGCCCCGCCGAACCTGCTGCGGCGAATCCACGGAATGGACGACACGCCATGACCGACCTGCCCGAGCGCCCCAACCCGCAGAGCATCCAGTACGCCCAGGAAGCCGTCGCGGTCGTGACAGCCTTCGCCAACGACGACTGGCGGACCGTCAACCGATGGGTAGCAACGAAGATGAAGGGCGGCCCGCAGTCCGCGCAGAACGCCCTCGCCGGGATGCTCTCCGTCGCTGGCGCTCTCCTCATGGAGGCATCGCAAGCCAGCGGCGCCACCATCGAGGAAGTCGTCCAGCGAGTCGGCCTCAGGTTCGCCGAGATGGAAGCGGACGAGTAGGCCAGCAAACGGGCATCATAATACCGGTTATGGTGCGCCGACAGGATTCCCGAGGGCGCCAGCCTAGGAAGGTACGATGAGGACTGTGACGTGCCGGCAGTGCGGATCCGCCCTCGACGCCACCGGCCGCTGCCCCGGCGACGCGCCCCTGCTCGACCCGCGCCGCGACGGCCGCGAGTGGGGCACCGCCGCGCAGCTCGTCCACCGGCTCGGCGGCGACGTCACCCTGGCCATGGTCCGCAACTGGCAGCGACGCGACGGCCTGGAGCGCTACCGCATCGGCCGCACCGTGTACTCGCCCCTCGCCCAGGCGAGGACCATCGAACGCGACAAGCGCGTCCAGGTCGACGAGACCGGACGGGGCCGGCCGCGTCGACTTGACGCCGCGCTGGCCTCCGTCGCATGATTTGATCACTCACCGCTACAGGCGGAGTGTGCCCGCAGCCCGGATGAAGCGCTCAGCGCTCCCGGGCTGTTCTGCGTCCGGGGTCGGGACGCGCGGGCGCGGGGGGACGCGGGCAGGCCGCTGTGGTGGCCGGCCTGCCCGCACACCCTCAGCCGGAGACAACCTCCGAGCCGGGCAGGGTCTCCTTCAACAGAACCGTGTACGCCATCGCAAGCCGTAGCGTCCGCTGGCCGGTCGTGTCCGTCCCGAGAACCTCCGGGATCTTCTTGAGGATCGCCTTACGCGCGGCCTCCTCAAGCTTCGTCTCATCGTCCTCGTCGTTCGCCATGTGGCCTCCTCAACCTGGCCGATCCGTCGTCGGCCACCGGCTTTGATCAACCTCCAATGCGGAGGGTGTATTCCTGCTCACTGGCCCCTGCCCGGACACCGCCTCACGGCGAGGGCGTCGACGACACCCCCGACACCCCCTCGTTGAAGCCCTCCATGAACGACCCCACCAGACCCGTCCCGAAACAGCCCAGGCAGCACAACGCGATCAGCACCGCCGGCCCCACCACCCACGCCACGATCACCCAGATGCCCACCGTCGCCGCCTTGTTCGACGGCTGCTGCACGTACACCACCGGCGGCGGCTGCGGCGGGTACTGCGGCTGATGCGGCTGCTGGTGCTGGTACGGGTCGTGTGGATGCATCCGGACATCGTCCCCGCTCCACGCCCCCGCCCGGTACACCCGATCGGGCCCCACCACATCCGACCCCTGACCGGCCAGGAGCCGGGACGGAGTGACCATGGCCCCCTTCACCGACCGGGAACGCGAGCAGGTCGCCGAGCTGCACGCCCAGGGCAAGGGCCGCAACGCCATCAGCCGCGAGACCGGCATCCACCAGAAGCGCGTCTCCGCCATCGCCGCCGAACTCGGCCTGTCCTTCCAGCGTGGCGGGGCCCGCACCACCGCGGCGACCGAAGCCCGCAAGGCCGATGCCGCGACCCGCCGCGCCCGCATCGAGGAGCAGGCCCTGGCCTCCGCCGAGAAGCTGCTCTCGCAGATGTGGAAGCCGGCGCTGGTCTTCAACTTCGGCGGCAAGGAGAACGACTACAACTCGACCACGCTGGAGGAGCCGCCCTTCGCCGACAAGCGGGCCATCGCCACCAGCGTCCAAGCGCTACTCCAGACGGCGTTGAAGATCGCCGAGCACGACCGGGCCGACGTGGCGACCTCCGGCGTGGACGCCTGGCTGGAGCACATGACCGAAGACGGCGACGACGAATGACGTACAAGCCCCTCAGCGGCAAGGCCAAGCAGTCCGTCCGACTCTCCACCGCCCGCTTCAACGTGTGGGAGGGCGCCGTCCGGTCGTCCAAGACCGTGGCCAGCATCTTCCGCTGGATGCAGTACGTCCGGACCGGACCCGGCGGCAACCTCGTGATGATCGGCAAGACCGAGCGCACCCTGAAGCGCAACGTCATCGACCCCATCATCGAGATGGTCGGCACCAAGCGCTGCCGCTACCTCGCCGGGGCCGGCGAGGTATACCTCTTCGGCCGGCGGATCTACACCGCTGGCGCGAACGACATCAAGGCCGTCGAGAAGATCCAGGGCCTGACGCTGGCCGGCGCCTACGGCGACGAGATCGCCAACTGGCCAGAAGCGCTCTGGGACATGCTCGGCACCCGCCTCAGTGTGCCGGGCGCCCAGGTCTTCGCCACGTGCAACCCGGCTGGCCCGGTTCACTGGCTGAAGCGGAAGTGGCTCGACCGGTCCGCCCTGTGGGTCGGCCACGACGGCACCACCTCCACCGGGCACGCGTCAGACCCGGTCGACCTGCACCGCTTCAGCTTCACCCTCGACGACAACCCGCACCTGTCCCCGGACTTCGTCGAGAGCCTGAAGCGCCAATACGTGGGCCTGTTCTTCAAGCGGTACATCCAGGGCCTGTGGGTGCCCGCCGAGGGCGCCATCTTCGACATGTTCGACGAGAAGCGCCACGTCGTGGCCGACCTGCCGGCCATCTCCCGGTGGATCTCGCTGGGCGTCGACCACGGCACCCGCAACCCGTTCCACGCCGTGGTCCTCGGCTTGGGCGCCGACCGGCGGCTCCACATCACCCGCGAGTGGCGGTGGGACTCCGCGCAGAAGCGCCGGCAACTCTCCGACGCCGAATACTCCCGCGAGCTGCGCCAGTGGCTGACCACCGTGCCCGTGCCCCGCTCCGACCTGACCGGTGTCGCCCCGGAGTACACGATCGTCGACCCGTCGGCGGCCAACTTCCGGGTGCAGCTGCACAACGACGGCGTCACCGCGCGCCTGGCCGACAACAACGTCCTGCCCGGCATCTCCACCCTCAGCACCCTGTTCGCCCTCGGCCTGCTCGACGTGCACGAGTCGTGCCGTGACCTGCTGCTGGAGCTGCCCGGCTACTGCTGGGACGACAAGGCAGCGGAGAAGGGCGAGGACAAGCCCATCAAGGTCGCTGACCACGGAATCGACGCATCGAGGTACGCAGCCCACACGACGCGCAACGTCTGGCGTCCCGTCGTCCGCCCCGGCCTCCAGATCGCCGCCTGACCGAAGGACCCCGATGCGCCCCACCTCGATCCCCGACGAGCAGGTCACCGCCCACCCCGGCTCGATCAAGGGCGTCATCGCCGGCCCGCCCGGCGTCAGCCCCGTGGAGGCGCTCTTCGACGGCCTCGTCGACGGCGGCTTCGAACGCGCGATGGTGCGCTGCGAGCTGGAACCGGGCGACCTGGAGAAGCTCACCGCCGGCGGCCACGTGTGGCTGACCTTCGCCGGCCCGATCCCGGTCTTCGGCCTGGCCGTCACCCCGCCCACCGAGTAGGAGGGACCCCGCGATGCCGCTGCCCTCCGACCCTCGACAGGTGTGGCCGCCCCGGGACCTGGCCCCGGTCTTCGCGAAGATCGACGAGTGGTCGGCGTGGTACTCCGGGCAGCCCGACCAGCTCGCCACCGTGTACGACCGGTCCAAGCCCCGTACCCGGCCCGCCCAGTACCGCGGTGGCGTGGTTGGCCGCGCGGCCCGCTGGTGGTGGGGCGAACCCACCCCGGACGGCGAACGGCGCGCGAAGCTGCACGTACCCCTCGCCGCCGACATCGCCCAGACCTCCGCTCGGCTGCTCTTCTCCGAGCCCCCAACCCTCACCGCCACGAACGCGGATACGCAGAAGCGCCTCGACGAGCTCGTCGACGACGGCGCCCACGCGACCCTCCTCGGGGCGGCCGAGACCGCATCGGCGAAGAGCGGCACCTACCTGCGCATCGTCTGGGACCGCAACCTTCGGCCCCGGCCCTGGATCTCCCGCGTCGACGCTGCCAGCGCCGTGCCTGAGTTCCGGTGGGGCATGCTCACCGCCCTGACCATCTGGAAGGAACTGGAGCGCAGCAACAACACCGTCGTCCGCTACCTGGAGCGCCACGAGCACGGCGTCATCTGGCACGGCGTCTACAAGGGCACCCCGGACCAGCTCGGCGACCTCGTCGACGTCGGCGGCTGGCCGGACACCGCGTGGCTGAAGACGCTGGAGGGCGTCCAGTGGAAGGGCCGCACCGCGGCCGTGCCCACGGTGAAGGGCCGCCTCACGGCCGTCTACGTCCCCAACGTCACGCCCACCCGCATCTGGGCGGACATCCCGGCCGCGGTCGACCTGGGCCGCTCCGACTACGACGGAGTCGAAGGGCTTCTCGACGGCCTGGACGAGACGTGGTCGAGCCTGATGCGGGACCTGCGCCTGGGCGTGGCCCGCCTCTACGTGCCCGAGGAGTACCTGACCTCGCTTGGCCCTGGCAAGGGCGCGGCCTTCGACGCGGCCCGGGAGATCCTCTTCGGCCTCAAGACCCTCAGCGACGACGAGCGCGGCATGTCGTTGGAGCTCGTCCAGCCGGACATCCGGGTCGAGCAGCACCTGCGCATCGCCGACCAGCTCACCCGGAACATCGTCGAGACCGCCGGCTACAGCGCCGAGTCCTTCGGGATGAAGGACGGCGGTCAGGCGATCACGGCCACGGAGGTGGGGGCGCGGCGCAGCGAGTCGTGGGTTGGCCGCGACGCGAAGATCATCCACTGGCGTCCGGCGCTCGGCGAGATCCTCGAAACCCTGCTCATGGTCGACGCCGCTGTGTTCGGCACCGCGGTCACGCCGGAGGTGCCGCAGGTCGACTTCGGCGACACGGTCTCCGAGGATCCGGAGAAGCAGGCACGCACCCTGTCGCTGCTCGACGCGGCCGGCGCCATCTCGACGTACCTGAAGGTCAAGACGCTGCACCCGGACTGGGATGACCCGGAGATCCGCGAGGAGGTCGACCGTATCCGAGCCGACGGGGGCCGGGACGTGGAAGACCCGGACCGCTTCACCGGCGACCCCACCGGCGGTGGCGGGCCCGACGATCCGCCGCCCGAGGAGTGATGACCCATGCCGGTCAGCCGACCCCTGGCCGAGGACCTCGCCCGCGTCCTGGTCGAGCTGTACGCCGCAGCTGAGGCCCGTCTCGCGGCCGGCATCGCCCGGATGCTCGCTGACGGCATCGAGGCCCCGGACTGGGCGGTCCGGAAGCTCAGCGCGGTCGGCGGGGTGCGGGAGCTGGCTGAGCGAATCGTCCGCCGGCTCGACACCGAGTCCGCAGCCGAGGTCGAGCAGATGCTGGTCCTCGCGTACACACGTGGCGGGCAGGCCGCCCTCGACGAGCTGGGCCGCCTGGGTAGCGCGGTGCCGTCGCAGGTGACCGCGATCCGGCAGGCGCTGCCCGGCGCGGAGGCCGTGCAGCGGCTCGTCTTCGCCCTGGTCTCCAAGCTGCGCGGCACGCACCTGCGCATCGTCCGCTGGTCCCTCGACGCCTACCGGACCGTCGTGGCCCGGGCCAGCGTCGGCACGCTCCTCGGCGTGCAGACCCGCCGCCGCACCGCCCAGGTCGCCTGGGAGGAGCTGCTCTCGCAGGGCATCACCGGCTTTCAGGACCGGGCCGGGCGGAACTGGCAGCTGGCGAGCTACGTCGAGATGGCCACCCGGACCACCGTCGCCCAGGCCGCCGTCGAGGGTCACCTCGACCGGCTCGCCGCGGCTGGCCTGGAGCTGGTCATCGTGTCCAACGCTCCGCAGGAGTGCCACCGCTGCCGGCCCTGGGAGGGCAAGGTGCTCACCCGAGCCGGGGGCGGCGCCCGCACGGTGGAGCTGCCGCACACCACCCGCCCCGCCCAACTGGTCACCGTGGAGGTCGCGGGGTCGGTTGCCGAGGCGACCCTCGCTGGGCTGATGCACCCCAACTGCCGGCACTCGCTGTCGGCGTACCTCCCCGGCGTCACCCGGGCGCCCACCCACACCGAGGACCCAGAGGGCGACCGGGCCCGCCAGCAGCTCCGCTACCTGGAGCGGCAAGTCCGCTCCTGGAAGCTGCGGCAGGCCGCCGCCATCGACCCCGCTGCCGGCAAGGCCGCCGGCGCGAAGGTCCGCGCCTACCAGGCCAGGATCCGCGAGCACGTCGCCGCGACCGGCCTGCACCGGCAGCCGGCCCGCGAGCAGATCGGCACCGCCCGATAGTCGTCCGTCGCAATCCCGCGACGGCAGCACCACCCCATCCCGAGAGCCCGGAGGCTCACTGATGACCCAGCCCGCCCAGCAGCCGCAGACTGCGCCGCCCGCTGCGCCGGCCGCCCCGCAGGGGCAGCCCGCCCAGCAGCCGCCCAGCCCGCCGCACGCTCAGCCGGCCCCGTACACCGCACCACCGCAG